AAAAAGAAGAGTCTAGCGAAAAAAGCAGCTCAAGCGAAAACAATGAAAGAGCTAAATCTGATATTGGAACAGATAGCTCTTGTGAGGGAAGAATTTAAGGTCAGGGGTTTAATTTTTATTAAAGCTAGATAATATGGATTTAAATAACTACCAGCTCCCAAAAAAATCAAATATAAGTAATGAGAGGCAACTAATTCTCCAAGACTTCCTAGACCGCCTCAATGCTGACCGTAAGCCTCCCTACAAGCCCCTCACGCCAGCCAGGGTAGGAATGATGATGAGGCATATGTCGGTAAGTGAGATGAAGGCGTTCTTTGCATCTTGTAAGGATGCTAAACATTTCTCTAAATTTTATTGGTATAGTTTTAAAAAATAATGATACCCCAAATATATACAACTAAAGAAGTCGCCTTCTATAAAGACTACAAAATAAAACGTGTAGGAGGTACTAAGTGGCATTATAAATATTCTATTAGTAAAGACGGAACTACTATCGTAGGATTTAGATTTATTAGAGAATGTACAAAATTTATAGATTCTATAAAAATAAAAAAATGACAAACACAAAAGAATTAGTATTACAAATAATAAAAGCAGATAAATCTATGCAAAAACTGCTATTTGGATACTATAAATCTAGGCTGTCACAAGAACAAATAGACTTCCTGTATGATAAATTGAAATGGAAGAAAACCACGATAAACACTGATGATTTGGTAGATTACGCTGAGAAAACATACGGATGGAGGAGAGTTGAATAAAGTTATCCACAGCACAAATTTGCCAAATATGTTAAACTTATAGTATAGTATATAAGTAAAACATAAATAAAAACATGGAAGATTCAATAGCGTGTTCTCCTGAAATAAAAAACACTATTACAGGAATTTTTGAAAGAATGTTGATGTACGGAGACTGTGACCCTAAATGCGAGTACTATCAAGAATGTATAAAAAAACATAAAGTTAAGAATAATAGATTTCCATTGTGGGAGGAGGTCGATTCCACAAGGCAAGAAATAATAGCAGAAATATGTCACTATAATTGGAAAGAAAATAAATTAAAAACATGGCATTTAAAATAAGCGCAGCATTAATAGTAATATTACTAGGAATCACAATCGGATTGGTATACAAAGAAAGAGAAGTTTTTATTTCAGGTAACGAAATATTAAAAGAAGCATATTGTGTAGAAAATTATTCAAATGTTCCACGAACAATCACCCCTAATCAATGTTTAAAATACTTTAAATGATAATAGATAAATTTGAGTTCGATGCAGCAAACCATGTGTATACCTTAAACGGTAAAAATCTAACAGGAGTAACATCATGCCTATCAGTTATAGCAAAACCAGCGCTGATTCAATGGAGCGCAAGTGAAGCAGTAAAATACATAGAGCAAAAATGGAAAGACTTAGGAGATGAATTTGGAAAATACACCCAAGAAATATTCAAAGATGCAAGAGTAGCGCACAGAAAAAAGAAAGAAGACGCTGGGCAAAAAGGAACTGACATCCACGCAATCATAGAACAATGGATTAATGATAAAATGGCTGGCAGAGATACGTTCACAGCTCACCCAGCAGCCCAAGTCCAAAATTTTATAGATTGGGCAACTAAGAATAAGGTCGAGTTCTTAGCCTCAGAGAAAAGATTGTATTCTAAAAAACATTGGATAGCAGGAACGGCAGACTTTGTTTGTGTGATAGACGGTAAGAAATATGTCGGAGATTTAAAAACATCCAGTAATGTTTATAAAGAATATTTTTTCCAAGTTGCAGCCTATAGAATGATGCTAGAAGAAATGGGAGAGAAAGGGTATGATGGAAGTATAATTGTGAATGTTAAAAAGGATGGAAAATTCAATGAAGATAAAGATGTGGTGCTAAGCCAGAACTATGAATATGAATTACAGGCTTTCGTAGCATCACTGACTTTATATAGAATAATTAATAATATAGTTGTATGAAATATAAAGTAGGAGACCGAATAATCTGTGGGGGAGACAAAGGTGTAATTTGCAAAATAGATGGCGATGGTTATATAATGGAATTTATGGACGTAGATAGCGGATGGTCAAGGGATAATAGCATACCTAGCGGATATAAATCAGTAGGTAGCAACACATATTATTTTGTTAACGATGACGATATTAAATTAATTAGTAAGGGTAAAACCATGAAACCAAAAAAAGTAAACTTCCTCCTAAAATACGACTTAGACGAAGACCCAATCGAAGAATTCGAAACAATGAAAGAAGTTGACGCTAGAATTAAGGAGCTAATTGAAGAAGAAGACTCATTGCAAAAAGACTCAATCGTAATTTATGAGGTAAAGGCTAAGCATAAAGTCACAGTAGCGACTAAAATATCTAAAAAATTAATAAAATAAATCAATGAGAATCGTGAAAAAAATCAGCGTTAGCGGAGAATTCGCTAAAAAAGGAGAAGACATTAAAGACGGAGATGTGGTAAAAATTATTGATGCAGGAAATGTCACAGAAGGACAATTCGGCACTCAACATATTTTCCAAATTGAAACAAGAAACGGCGCTAAGAACTTAGGATTTAATCAGACTAGTTTGAACGGATTATTTGATGCTTACGGAGATGATACCGATGAATGGGTAGGAAAAGAAGCTCAAATCACAATCCTAGACCAAGTTGTAGCTGGAAAACGTGCAAAAGTAGCGTATGTTGGACAACCTGGAGCAGAGCTAGATGATAATATGAGATTTGTTCCAAAAAAAAACTAACAAAATTTGAGGAAATTGTAAAGCCAAAAGAACCAGCGGTAGAAGTAGAAGTCGACGAAGCTGAGAGAGAAGCTGGAATTAGTTTAAGCGAAATACCATTCTAGTTGTTTTACAGGGGGAGTTTATACTCCCCTCACTAAGATAATTATATGAGCACATGGTCAAACGGCAGTCATCCTTATCGTGGCAGTAGCAATGATAGGTCAAAGCGTGGTATGCCGAAACTCTATAAGGGGATTAAGAAAATTAACCTAAGTGGGGTGTTCGAACAAATTGAAAAAGAAAAGCGAGACATGGTACAGGAAAAAGTTAGTTGCTCAGGCTAAAATAGAAGTTAGGAAAAGAGATAAAAAATGTCAGAAGTGTGGGTCTAAAAAAAGTTTACACTGTTCACACGTTTACCCAGAGGCAGAATTCAAGCACATGTCAGCTAATCCACTTAATATGAAACTACTGTGCTTTAGAGACCATTTTTACTGGTGGCACAAGAATCCCCTAGACGCAGCAGAGTGGTTTAAGAATAAGTTTCCAGAGAGATATTTAATACTAAGCAAAATGTCCAAGGTCAAGAAAAAAGTTAATTGGGAAAAAAAATATGAGAGCAAAACTAGAAAAATACTATAAAGAACAAAAAATCCACCCGATAGAATTATTCTGCCCATGTATTCCTTATGAGCAATTAGAGATGAATCTTACCAAAAAAGAATTAAAAGATTTTAATAAATGGATGTTTGGGCAGACAGTACCGATAGGCGGAGTGTATGAGTGGGATTTAAAAAGATGGCTTGGCCAGTGTATGAGAAATGGATAATTTCCCCTAGGTCATCTTGAACATTTACAACTTTAATAGATATGGCGGACAGTGAGCCGCTAAGGGAAAAGAAGAGCGTTTAACTGACTTATTAATAACGCAAAAGTAGGAGTCTATAGACTACCGAGCCCAAAGGAAAAAGTGTGTACCTGACGCGTAAAGGGCACAAAATCTGCGAGTCAAACCTTGCTATCTATTAAAGTTCCAAGTGTTCAAAGTGGCTTAGGATGAGATTGTTAAATAATTAAGAATAAAAAATATGAAAAATATAATAGGAAAAATTCTAGCTAAATTTATAAACAGATGGAACATAAACTTAGATTTTGTAGTTTCAAAAAACATTAAAGTAACTCAGAATATAGATGTCATAAAAGAAATAGGGATTGAGTGGAAAAAAATAGATATTTCTTATTGGATAAAAAAAGAAAATGACGAATACTTGTTGTCGCAAGTTGGAATGTCATTAAGCGAAAGTTTACATATAGCTGAAAAGATAAGAAAAAATATATCTTCGGTATCTGTAAATTCTGAAAATGGAATTATAGATGTTAGATTAGAATACGATGAAGAATTATCTGATTTTTTTGATATAAGTTAATAAGTGTATCAAGATTGTTATCAGCCTCCTGCCACTAAAAAGTCCCTATCACGCCTCTATGTAAAGCGAACCCGATAGGTCAGATATCCTCTCTAGCTAGTTGAAGAAAGTGTACACATGATTATATCTAGGTGGTAGGCGATTGATTGTAATTTTAATTAAGAATAAAAAAATGGAAAAAGAAAAAATAATTGTAATGATTTTCAAAGAAAAAGACGCTCCTAGAATTAACACTTGGACATCAATATACAAAATGGAAGCTGAAAAATTAGATAAATTAGATAAAGATTTAGTTGAATGGTGTGATGCTGATATTTATTAAAGGAAATAGAGGTTATAATAATTAAACCAACCAATAAAAAAAATATGAAAATATTAATAAACGCTTGGTATCTATTTGGACTATGGGTAATTATGTCAGTAGCACCACGCAATGCAGGTGAATTAATGATTCGGTGGGGTAAATATCTAATAAAAAATGAAAAGGATTAAATAATTAAACCAACCAATATGTTAAAAGAACAAGATATTTATTAAAGAAGTGGAGAGATAATAAAAAATCCTTGCCTCATCCAAGCTCCAAGTGTTCAAAGTGGCTTAGGATGAGATTGTTATTTTACTGGGGCAATGCACAAGGTGAATTATTTTAGTATCCGAAAGGTGGTGGAAGCTCACGCGTGTCCACATAATCCTGTGTAGGGGAGGGGAATACGGATTCCTGTGCTGATTTAGCTGGAGTAATATTCGAAAGCTAAAAATATGCGATGAAAACTCGCTTGTCCCAGTAAATTAATAATTAAACCAACCAATTTGAAAGAGATAAGCAATAATTTTAAAAATATGATAAAAGAAGCGTGGTATATCTTAGAAGCCAAAAAAATTATAGGCAAGTGGGGATATGAAGAAAAAGCATGGTGGAATCCAATAGCGAAAGCTCTTAAAAAAACTGATATAGAAGCATACGCAAGAGGTTTACACGATGGTCAAATATTTGGAAGAAAAAACGAAAAATTAGAAAATAACAGCCATAAACATCCTTGCGGAAATACACCACATTGTTTTTGTGGAAAATGTAGTCCAACTTATAATGACACTCCGCAAGAGTGGGAAAGCCTATATCCGCTTGATACTTTTACAGGAGAAACTAAAAAAGAACTGATTGATTTAATAACCTATCTCCTCTCCACTGAACGAGAGAAGGCTTATCATCAAGGATTTAAAGAGTCGGATGATAGCGGTGAAAAGGTGGCTAATGTTTGGAAAAATAAAATATGCCCAGAAGAAGTTAAGCAAGCCCGCCAAGAGCTGAAGGAGGAGTTGGTGGCGGAAATTGAAAACGAGCCAATGCAAGTAGGTGGATATACAACCGCAGACGCTAAATCATTTTGGGAGGGAAAAGAAAAAAGAAACACTGAAATAATAGACCTAATTAAATCAAAATGACCCACGCTCAAGACTGTATTCTAGGGAAATTAAATTTAATATGTAAGCAAAAATAAGGAGTTAATTGGTAATATAAAATAACATGAAAACACGCAAAATTAAGGACACCTACGAATTTATTTATAAAGGCATTAGCGTCTATGTAAAAGTAGACTACCTAAACAACCTGATTTCTCTAGTAGAACCTTGGAAAATTGAACAAGGGAAATTTCAAAAAAAGAGCTGGATGTTTGCCGACCGAGGAGTGGAATATATGCAAGACTGGTTAAATGTTTTGGAAGCTATGGCGTGGGCGATTGAGGATGCCAAGGAGAAGTACGAAGCTAATCTTGCAGAAGAGAGTAAATTTAAAGAGGATAAGCTTGTTGGTCTTCTTTATAAAGCGGAAAGTAAGAAAAAGAAATAACAAAAAACAGCCTCGTTATAGGGGCTGTTTTTATTATTAGCGGTTCAAATACTCCGCAAGGGTTTTGATTCCCTTGCGCTTGCAGATACCCATGACAAGCATGAGCGCATACCACACCTCTGATTTTTTGTAAATCATAGTTTTTTACTTAATCTTATTAACCTTGTTCTATTTTTATGTAGTAGTAAATGAATAGGGCAAAACACCTTGCTTTGGATAGCTTGAGGCTGTCCGCATACTCGGCATAAACCTAATGCTTTTTTCTTTTCCTGCCACTTTTGCTGTCTTGATTTTGTCATATTATATAACCCGACCGATGTTTTAGGATTTCTCCAAAAGCATACAGCTAAGTTTTGAAATTAGTTGATTATGTTTTGTGCTGGCTGGTAGGTGTAGCGCTGGCCGACACATTTTCTAAGTTTTAAATGCGCCCCGTATAAGGGATTTTTGGTTTTGTTGGGCGGTATCTTCCCCCTCTTAATATCTAAATTAAACGCCAAAAAAACCGCACTATCTAGTAATTAGTACGGCTTTTTGCTTTTTGCCTATTGCGGTTTTATCCGTTTTGGCTTTTTACTGTTTGCCTTTTTAGTAAGGATTCTTACAGTCCTTTTTATCGTGTATCGTTGGCAATTCACTTGCCCCACAATTACACGCCTTGCCTTTTTCGTTTAATGCTTGTGCTTGTTCCCTTGTCTTTATTTCGACGCAAGACGGCAAGGAATAGACAAGTCTTTCTGTTATCTCTTGAATATGTCCGTCCTCATCTTCTTTCGTTATTTGAATAACTACACTTTCAAGATTCGAGATGCTCGCCTCTTTTGGTAAGACTCTAGCAAGTATTCTTAGTACTTGCTTACTGTTGCCAGTTGAGCCAATAGCTAGAGAAATGTCAAGCTCCTTGTTTCCCCCTTGCCCCTTGCTTGCTCTCTCGCTTGTTGTTGTTGCGTATAGTTTCATAGTATTATTTTAATTTATTAAGCGTCTGGATTCATTCGTTCGCCTTCTAGCGTAAAAGTGTACTCATTGGCTAGAATAGTAGCGTCAATATTTTCATTGCTGTCTTCGCTCTCGATATATTCATAACCTGCCTTTTCGGCTTTTTTAGCAATGTTTCGGACTTCCACCAAAAGATTCTTTTCTTTTTCCCCGTCCGTTTCGTTTCCGTTTTCATCTTCGTGATATATGCTCATTGTCATTTCGTGGACATAGCTACCGCCCTGATTGACTTCGTAAACTTCTAACCCCTCAACGAGTTTACAAACAAAGCTCACTCCGTCACCTTGGCTGTAACTTAGAGAATAGAAAACCTTTAAATCTTCCACCATATAGCCTAATTCTTTCAAATTTTCCGCCACAATTTCCGTCATATATTCATCTAAAAAATCATAATCGTTACCGTCTTTATACCAATTGCGTGCTTTTTCTTTTGCATCTTCGCTTAGTTCATTAAAAAATACTATTTTTTTTGTCATTTGCATATTATTTTAAACACTCTCACCCCTCAAAAATTGAGTTGCAAGGCGTTTATTATTTGTTAAGGTCTGATATTACTAGGGGGCTAGATTAGAATATAATCCGCTTTATATTGCCCCCATAAAGGAGCAATAAAAGGGGGTTATTGTCTCATTTTTCCGATTAATTCAAAAACTGCCATTTCATCATATTCCGATATTTTTTCCCCCTCCTCATCATTTTCTAGCCATGATTGAATTAAAATAATCATTAGCTCTTTGTTGGCTTTTTCCATATAATTAATTTATTTTATTTAAATCCACATAATCCCACCCCGTGCCATAATGATAGACAGGTAAGATATAAAGCCCTAACACCTCGCTATAAAAAATATCCAGGCTATAATTTTCGTTTAACCATTCCGCCTCACTATCGCTAACCGCTATGGCATACCATTGCATTGGTTCGCAGTTGCATTCTGGATTTTCTCCGTATTCGTCAATAAGCTCCGCCCGTTTTTTGATGTCCGCTTTTTCTTCACTATCTTCAAGCTCTTCAATGTCTTGCCTCGCTTGCTCATATTCGCAAGTGTCAAGGTGTTTTTCTTGCCATTCATAAATCACCCCTTCGTCATATGAATTGTTATCCCTAGATACTAGATTAGGGGCTTGATTGAATAGTACTAGGTCATAGGTTTTGGCAAAGTCCCCCCACGTTTTAAATTCTTGCATACTTTTTTGGCTTAGTTCCACGCCTTGACGGCTTGGAAGTTTAGCTAGTTTATTTTTTAATTAAGTCGTCCAATTCTTCAATTTTTAGAGCGATATCCCAAAACTCTGTACAATCATAGATATCTGATAACTCATCGAAATTATCCCAAATTATTTCTATGATTTCCATTATTTCGCTCTTGCTATATTTTTTCATCTTTTTTTAGTGGGCATTGCCCTGTTATTTATTTATTCCTTAGCCATTGCCACAGCTTGCTTTAATCCGTCAATGTAGCCTTCTGTATAGTCTTTTGTCCATGGTGGCGTGATTCCTCTTTGCTCCTCGAATTCTATTTCTGCCTCTAATTCATCTATAAATTCTTGCATATTATTTTTTTAGTTTATTATAAAATATTTCTTTAAATCGCCACCATTTAAGCATTTCTTTTATATCTTTAAATAGCGTTGAGTCCATATTGAGCAAGTATCCCCATTGTTCCTTTGATAAGTTTGTTTTTTCCATATTATTTAATATTATAATTTAATTGCTGTCTTCCAAATTTTACTGCCTCAGCGTGTGACTCCATAAAAATGTCAAAGTGTGAGCAGTCATAGCGTTTATTCATTCTATCACTTACAGTGTAAATCTTGCCGTTGACTTCAATTTTAGTGCCAAAGTCTAAGCAATTATTAGCAATAGCTCCGTCAAACACTTTTTTGCCGTTTGCCATTGTGAATGGGTCGGCGTCAGTTTGCCCCACTTCGGCATTGTAGGCAGTAGATAATCACTGGCTGGCTACTTTTCAATAAATCAATGTTGCTATATATATACATATAAGAGCTTCCCACTATTGCACCGATTAGGAAAATGTAAATTATCCTAAACGCTCCAATCCTTTTTGCCCAGGTCAATTTTTTAAATGTGCCGTTTTGTTTTCGTGCTAGTTCTATTTTTTGTGTTACATCTAATTGTTTCATTTTATTTTTAGCCCCTCACCCACAGGCTTTTATTAAGTTATGTTATAAGTATACTCTTCTTTGATAAACTTGTCAAGCATACTATAAAATGCACCTGTGGATAACTCTGTTTAGTGGCTTAGATAAGCCTTATTGGGCGATAAAATGGATGTGTTATAATGTAGATACAAAATAAAAACTATGGGCAGAAATGCAGAAGCCCCGAAGTTGGTGGCAAGAAAAGTTATAGAACAAATCAAAGAGGGAAAATTGCCTTCTATTGGTCGTGCGATGGAAGAGGTCGGCTATAGTAAGATAACCGCTAAGACACAAAGTAAGCGAGTTAGTGAAAATCCAGCCTATCAAAAGGAGATAAAGGACTTTAGTGAGCAAATGGATGAGCTTATACAGTCATCAATCGAACAAATGCACGCCAAAAAATCTAAAGGCTCGTTCCGTGACCATACCGTTGCAGTCGATACAATGAAGAAATTGAAGGCTCTGAACGACGGAAATCCGACAGACATTAACAAGATTGAAGTTAATTGGCAAGAGTAATGTGGCTTGTATAAGCCAATACTAGAGACAGTGTCCGACAATGTATATTGTGCGACACTGTAAATGTGTAATATTATAATATAATTTCACTGTATAGTCAAATAAAGTGCCTAGAATAGAGCAAAGGGGGGGGAGGGGGAGCCAATCGAGTCAGGTAAAAATATCCAGGTATCCCACCCTCAAACGCCACCTAAAATTTACAGTTTCGGCTTAAGTTTCAAGAATTTATATTTACGAATTTTGCCAAAAAATTCCCAATAAAAAATTTAAGGTTTTCACTTTATGAAAGCTAAAATTCCTCAAAAAACTATAACGAAAAAAGAAAAAGACCAACTAATGATTTTAAAGGCTAAGAGAAAGTTTAAAAAATGTATAGGCTAAAAATAAGCAAACTTTAAAGGCTTAAACAAGCCACTAAAAAATACAAATATTTCAAAAACGCCCCTACACGGAAAGAAAAACTAAAAACATACATATACCCATACAAAAGTGCACAGCTCAATTTTAGAGGTCAAAAAGAAAAGAAATAAAAAGTTTGTTTTTTTACTTGTTCACCCCTAACAGCTTAATTATACTAATCGTTGCGAGATAAAACGCCCCCTACTAGTTAAATAGAAAAAAAGCTTTTGCAGATTTTTTATTTAATTAAACCTATACTCCACTTGTGTCTAGTCAAGTAAAAGACAGCTAGACAGGGAGAGAGGCAGGACACGAATTAGGCAATAAGATTAGAAGGGGATGTTAGTCGACTTATATACTTTTAAGCCAAAATTTGACTTTTAATCAAATAAATATGAAGATTCACAAAAAAGATTACTCAAAATCACCATTTAAGAAACAAATTCGGATAAAAGAATCCCAACTGAAAAAGCTAGGAAAGTATAAAGAGACTGCAACCATGGCTGGATACTTGGATATAATTCTAAATGCTCACTGGGCCTCGATGGAAGTTCATAAATATCAACATTATTTAATAGGGGCTGAAAAACATGGCAGAAGTAAAGGTCAAGCAAATACAGATACCGTACAGTCCAAGAACTTGGGCTAAGACATTTCACAGTACAGATAAGAAAAGAGTGGTATTGGTTTTACACAGACGTTGCGGAAAGACTGTAGCTTCTATAAACCATTTAGTGAGAGAATGTTTCCGAAATCCAGAACAAGATAAAAGATACGCTTACATAGCACCTACCTACAAACAAGCAAAGCAAGTGGCTTGGGATATTTTAAAAAAATATGCTGGCGTAGTTCCTCGAACAAAATTTAATGAAGCTGAGCTTAGATGTGATTTCCCTAATGGGTCAAGAATCACTCTTTACGGAGCAGATAACCCAGATAGTCTTCGTGGTATTGGTTTGTGGGGTGTAGTATTCGATGAATATTCACAACAACCCTCAAATATATATTCTGAAATTATCCTGCCAGCTTTGGCAGACCATAATGGTTTTGCAATCTGGATTGGTACGCCAAAAGGAAAGAATGATTTTCATAGGTTGTTTAAATGGTGTGGGTTTCCTGAAGAAAAGTGGATGGCCAAAACTCCAGAAGAGAGAATAGAAATTGAAACTAGCTGGCTGAAAATGAAACTGGGCGTGAGTGATACAAAAATTCTCAGTGAAGAGTTCCTAAAAAATGCCAGGCAAAATATGACAGAAGATGAATATAACCAAGAGTTCGAATGTTCTTTTGAATCATCATTAAAGGGTGCCTATTACGGGACAGAGATTGCCAGGGCTTACAAGGAAGGAAGGATAAAGAAAGTTCCTCATGAACCTGTGCTACCAGTTATAACTGCGTGGGACTGGGGAATGAATGACTCTACTTCCATTGGATTTTTCCAGCATTTAGGCAACGAGCGCAGAATGATTGATTATTATGAGTCATCTGACCATGGTATCGACCACTATGCGAGAGTTATTTTTGATAAACCGTATGTTTACGAGAACCATTTATTCCCTCATGACTTTAATGTCAGAGATGCAAATGGCGTAACTCGTATAGAAACAGCTGAATCTCTGGGTTTACATGGTGAAATTGTAGAAAGACAATCGTTCAATGATGGTATAAATGCAGTGAGAATGATTTTCTCGCAATTATATATAGACGAAGACAAGTGTGGACAGTTCGTAGATGCGATTTCCCAGTACCAGAAGGAGTGGGACAACGCTAAAGGCGAATTTAAAGATAAAGAAAAGCACGATTGGACAAATCATGCCGCAGATATGCTGAGATATTATGCAGAAGGCGCATCAATTAAAGCAAAAGAAGAAGAGTTCGAGGAATTAAATGTCGAATATTAAAATAAATGGATAGACTAGACCGTGAGCAAGCCGCTTGCAAATTAATGCAGAATGAAGTCACTAACTGGGAGGAAGGTGAGGTAAATGTTACCGACAAAGTAGCTTTTATGGTGAAAAATATCATCAAAAAGTCTCGCAAAAACTATTACGGTATTTATGATGTAGAAAGAGACTCAGTTACTGGCAGAAAAAAGCTATGGGTTCCTCTTACCGAGTGGATTGTAGAAGATGTTGTTAAAAATATTGATGTAGACACAGATGATGTGCGTGTAAAGTCAAGAAATTACTCTGCGCATGGTACAGCTGCAGTTTTCAGATATGTTTTGAAGTTCTTTTTAGACCAAATCAAATTTGGAAAACTTATTAACCAAGTCATCCGTGTGATGGCTATAGATGGGTCTGCTGTGGTAAAGGTTTGGAGAGACGGGAAGGAAATGAAAGCTAGGCTTATAGATATGCTTAACTTTATTGCTGACCCTTCGGCTAATACTTTAGATGAAACGCCTTGTATAGAAAGAAATGTCCTGACTTTACCTGAATTCAAAATTGAAGCTAAATCTGGTAAATGGGCTAATGCTGATAAGGTCACTGGGACAACAAGCATAGACAGAATTGGGTTTGATGAATCTAGTTCTTCTACAAATGTTTCTGTTATCCCGATGGTGGATATTTATGAGCGATATGGCTGGATTCCAAAGTCTATTTTAGAGGATAATGGTTCTGGAGATGAATATGTTTATGCCTTAATTGTAGCTTCTGGAATTAAAGACAAGGCTCCAGTTTGCCACCTCGTAAAAGAAGTTAAAGGACACCCATACACAATTTTTAAATACAAAGACATTTGGAATCGCCTTAATGGGCGTGGAATCGGAGAAATGCTTTTCTCCCTGCAAGCTTCTATTAACGAAACTGTTAATGTCAGAAGAAATACCGCCAGAATTGTCCAAAGTGGACTTTGGGTTGCTAGAGGTGGAATTACACCACAGCAAGTTAAAAAACTTTTCTCGACCTCTGTTATTAAACTGAAAGGAGCAAGAGATTCGTTTGATAGACTTGATACTGGCACAGTTGACCCTTCATCTTATAGAGACGAACAATTCGCTACCGATTGGGGAGTTAAAGTCACTGGTTCTTTCGATAAGGGTGACGTGACTGCTTCTACCCCGGCTACCAATGCTCTTGTCCAAGAGCGTGGTTCACAAGTAGGTTTTAACCTAGTCCAAGAAAATATCGGCCTAGCTCTTAAACAGATGATTGAGGAAAAAATGGTTCCTATCATTAAAAAGATTTTAAGACCAGGAGATGTTATCAGGATTACTGGAGCGCCGAAAGATTTTGAAATAATGGAAGAGAAATTTATTAAAGAAGCTGTTTATAGCCAAGCACAAGAATATTTGAATAAAGGAGGTGTGCTTTTACCAGAAGAAATAGACGCACAAATAGAAGATTTAAAAGCTGAAATGCGTTCTATGGGTGAGGATAGATATGTCCAAATAAACGATAAAGCTTTCGATACTGATTACGATATTGAGGTACAAATAGGAGAGGAAGAACTTAACAGCGGTTTGATAGTACAATCTATCACCCAAGCTCTGCAAGTTGCCGCTCAATTCCCTGGTTCTAAGATTGATGTGGATGAGGCTTTAAAGGAAATATTTGATGGTTTAGGTTTAGATGGGAATAGATTGATTCAATCACAAGAAGAACTTGGAGAAGCTAGCGCAAGAGCAGAAGCGATGGGAGCAGAAGCAGAACAAGTTGCAGGTGTAGGGGGACAAGGAGTTAACGAAGCTACTATGAGTCCTACCCCTAATTCAAGGCCAGTAGCCTAAAATAATGCAACAACATCAAGCTAAAAGTATTTTAGAAAATGAAGATTTCAAGGCTGCGCTGAGAATACTTGTCCAAAAAATTAAGGAAGAAGACACTGTTATGGGAGTTAAGACTTTTGAGGAATTAATTGGAAGGCAAATTGCGATAGAAAAAATTGTTACGTGGATTGATGATATTTTTCAGATTAAATCTGGAGAATGGAATAATATAGAAGACACAGATTATGATGGTATCTTAAAAAAGATAAAATAACCCATAACATAAAGGTCGAAGTGGGTTTAATAATAATAAATAATCTCAAATTCAAATGACTGAAGAAAACAAACCTTTGAAATCCGACGTTGAAGAAGATGAATTCTCTGACGATATATTCTCTCAGGAGGATAATCAAGAGGAAAACCAATCCGAGACAGGAAAAGAAAAAGATGTTGATGCTACTGAAGAATTTCTAGCCAAAGTATCTTCTATTTCTGGACGTGAGTTCAAGACTGTAGAAGAATACGAAAAACACTATAAGAATTTAAGTTCTTTTGTGGGAAAGAAAGTAGAGAGTGAGAATCAGCCTCAAAGAAGTACGCCTAACCGCAAATTAGAAAACGACTCATTGAAGGAAGTTCTGGAGAGTAATAGGAAGATTGAGTTCTTCTTAGATAATCCAGAGGCAAAAAAGCATTTCGCTGAATACGTGAAGCCAATGGCTGACGGAAGCGGAATCTCCTATGTGGAAGCATGGGAAAAAGTGAAACCACTTATACAAAGTAGCGAAGAACAGGAAAAAGAAAAAGAGATTGGAGTAAATAGTAAATCACGAATACAAACGGTTGACACCTCCAAACTCAAATCTTTAGCACAAGACGCACGTAGCGGAAACGCTGCTGCGCAAGAAGCATTAGTTGCAAAGATGCTTGGGCTGGAGAACTAAAACTGTATAAAATAAAATGGCTGAAGACTTAATTTTACGTTCCTACGGTGACGTAAGTATCAAGGAAGATGTACTGGGCATGATTGAAATCTTGACCGCTACAGAAGACATGGTACACAACACCCTAGGAAAAACAACTGCAATCCAAACTGTTCACAACACGCTTGTTGACACATTGGATAGCGTTGCATCCCTTGCTTCTAACGAAGCAGGCGCATACACAAACAAAACCTTAACAACTCCAACTCGCTTGACCAATCTGGTTCAAATTGTTGCCTATCCGTTCGAAGTTTCTCGCACACAGCAAGAAATCGAGCATTATCATGGTGACAATGAACTAGCAAGACAAACTACCAAAGCTATGAAAAACTGGGTTAACTCAGTTGAGTATGATTTGGTAAGAGGTTCATTGGTATCAGGTGTTTCTGGAACCGCCCCTAGAATGTCTGGACTTATCATGGGTATTAGTAAATCTACTAATACTACAGCTCAGACTTCTGGAACAGTTTTCTCTGCATCTATCCTTTTCGGATTGATGAAGGATAACTGGGACAACTCTAATGGAGATACTGCGACTGACGTTTACGTTGGTTCTGGTATGAAAAACGCAATTGGTTATTTCGCTAACAAATCTACGCTTGTTAACACAGGTGCAAATGTTAAAGAAATCATCAATGTTGTAGATGTTGTTGAAACTGGACTTGGAAAAGTTCGAGTTCATGCACACAGATACATTCAAGTTGCTGCAGATGCTACCGCACGAATCTTGGGTATTAACCCTGACAAGTACAAAGTTGCATATCTGAAGAAAGCTTATGTTGATAGTGGACTTGGACGAACTGGAGATAGCGACCCACGAGCTGTAGTAGGAAAGATGACCTTGGAAGTAAGAAACCAAGACTCTGCCTTCTTCGCAGGTGGTTACCTTAAATAATTAATATAAATTAATTGTTCCTTTGGGACGGCAAGTAAGACCGCTTGTCCCAAAAGGTCTTACAACAATGACAACAGAAAAACAAAAAGAATATAGAAAAAATTATTATTTAAAACATAAGGATAGTGAAAGGGAGTATAAGCGTGAGTGGGAAAAAAATAATAAAGATAAAAAAAGGGCATATTCTATAGTATATAGAAAAAAACATAGCTTTAATTTATATATTAAAGACGCAAAAAAAAGAGGATTATTATTTTCGATAACTGAGGAATTATTTGAAAAATTAAGAGGAGGAAAATGCTATTATTGTGATTCAATTGAGAATATAGGAATAGATAGAGTTGATAATAATATTGGATATATAAAGAAAAATATTGTAAGTTGCTGTTCTACATGTAATATGATGAAAAGAGCGTATGATAAAGATTACTTTATAAATCAATGTAAAAAAGTTTCTAATAATTTTAAAAATAATATTTTATGAAAGAGATTTTCTTTGGAATTGATAAATGTGTAGACGTAGTGAAAGTTTCACTGGGTCATAAAGGAAGGAATGTACTTATATTTAACGGGAATACTACTGATATCATAAACGATGGAGTTTCCATTGCAAGAGCAGTAGATGTCAAAGACAACACAGAGCAAGCTGGCATTATGCTAGCCAAACAATGTGCGTCTATGACAAATAATCAAGTAGGTGATGGAACTACCACCACACTTGTACTTTTACAATCATTATTGAATGAACTTATAAATGATACTCAATTAACTCCGCCTAGAGAGCTCAGAGAGCAAATATTCGAATCTACTAAAAAAGTTCTTGAAAATTTAGACAAAGGAGCCAGAAAAATTGAATCAATTAAAGATATTGAGAATATTGCTTTAACTTCTAGCCTTGACCCTAAAATTGCAAAACTTATTGCAGAAATTTACGAGAAACTTGGACAAGATGCCAATATCATTATTCAGGAAACTTCGAGAGACATCCTAGAAAGTGAAATTGTCGAGGGCATACAGTTTGACTCCAGAAATGTTGCGCTATATTCAGATGAAGAAGAGACATACGAGGATATTCCTGTAGTAGTGTTCAAAGAAAAGGCAGAAGCCGACAATATCGCTGAAAAACTTAGAGTTTTGACGTCAAATGGTGACAACGAGATACTTGTCATCGCACCGCAATGGTCTAAAGATGCGTTAGCTTTGCTTGTCCAGTTCAAAATGAGGGGAACAATCAAGGTTGCAGCCGTGCAAAACAATGAAGTCAATGAAGAAGATTTAGTGGCTTTCGGAAATCGTGCTACCAAGGTAATTGTCACCAAGGAAAAAACTACTTTAGTTGGTGGAAACGGAAACACTACTGAATATGTGAAGAAATTGAAAGAACAATATGAAAAAGAGGAATCTAAATTTCAAAAAGAACTTTTGAAGAAACGCATATCGTTTATGGCTGGTGGAATAGCAATTATCCACGTTGGAAAACCTACAGATGTAGCCAGAGAAGAACTTGCGCTAAAGGTTGAAGATGCTATCAACGCAGCAAAATCTGCTTATGATGGTGGAATCACTATCGGTGCTGGAATCGCTCTTAAGCAAGCTGCTCCAACTGGTGATACAGAAGGAGACAGAATTATGCGAATAGTTTGTGAATCACCAAACAAGCAAATCTGTGAAAACGCTGGAGAAACTACTGAATTACAAGCTCATGTAACTGACTCAATCAAAGTTATTAAATCGGCATTAACAAATGCGGTTTCAACAGCGACATCTATTCTCACTGCTGA